TCACCAAGATAACTAAAGACATTACTGTCTAAAGCATCTCTTAGCTTATATGCTGCGTTGTCTGAAGCAACAGATTGGAAGTTGATATGTGAAAATCTCTTTTCAATATCATCTAGTGCGAATTGAAAGTATTTAGCTTGGTCTACTAGTAGAACAAGCTCTTGGTCAGAAAGTGCTGTAGCTGAAGTCGCTAGACCTCTAGTGTAATCACTTACTGTTATTTGGGGTTCTTGTACTATATTAACAGTATCTCCAAAGTTTTTAATTTCACCCATATAGTCTGTATTGCAGATTGCTTCTGCAGTTGCAGCTTTACGTAGTGCTATTTGAACTTTCTTTGAGTATATTTGAGGTACCCAAAAGGCATTAGTTTGCCCTGCTGTAGCTACTAAAAAGTTAGTAGTTGAACCACCAGCGAAATTTGCCATTGTATGACTCCTTTTGTTTGGTTGATAAAATGAAAGTATTATTATTAATTATTAATAATTCTACCTTCTCTCTGAGCTATCAAAATGTCTTTCTCATTCTTTTCAAACTCAGCATCTGACATCTTTTCGAAATCAGAACTTTTGAAAATAACTTGATTATTCGTTGGTGGTTGAATTTGTTCGTTAGTTTTAACTAACAAATCAGCACCTTGACTAACCTTATTATCTTCTGTGGTTTTTTTATCTAATCCAAGTCCTCGGTCTTTCTTATATAAGTCAACTGCTCTTGCAGCAAGTGTACCATTAGAATTGTTCTCATAAATCCATGATTTAATTTCCATGGGTTGTGAGTCTGCCCAGTTATGAAAATCATCTGATTCTTTAATTTGATTAAAGTCTGGATGAAGTTTCGATAACTCTAATTGAGCTTCTCTTTGTGATAAAGCTGTATTAGCTTTTTTCAAAGAGTTAACTTCCTCTTGTAAACCTTTCATCTCATTTTGAGACTGCAAGTGAGATACAGTTTCCACTACGCCATAAATGTCAGGATAGTCTTTTTTAAAAGCACTAAGTTCATCAGCACTTTTAGGTGGTGTATATTTAGGTCGGTTATCTCTAAGCTGTGCTTTGAGGTCGCCTTCCTTATTAGTCCATTCACCAAGTTTCCTGTCATAATAACGCTTTAGGTCATCATATCTTTTTTTATAGTCAACTTTAGTATAAGGTTTAGATTCAACATTTAATGCTGATTCTTGTAAGACCTTATCCGAAGTGGCTGTTTCAGAAGGGGATAAAACATTTGGGTTAACACTATCTGTAGTAGTATTAGTAGCATAGTCAAATCCTGTCTTCTTCTCAGGGTCAGGCTCGGCTGGTCCACTATCTGCATTTACTAAAGTTTTTGGCATCACATCTTCTGTATGCCAATACTTTTTGCGATTGTATGGATTCGCCTCGACTGTCTTAGTTTCTCCTTCGTTCTCTTTACTCATAAATCCTCCTTTGGGCTTCTTTTACTGAAGGTAGCAAAAAAAGGTTAATTGATTTGAAACGAAGCTACAAGGGCTTCTATTGCTAGAAGGTAGCTTGTCTATTCTTAGAGTACCTCTCTAAAAATTCTGTTATACTATGGTTTCATCTACTGCAAGTTCTGCAGTTTCTTCTTGATTAACCATACCAGCATCATAAGCTTCTTCAGCTTGTGCCATCATTTTTCTTAATTTATCAATGCCGATATTTTTAACAGCTTTTGCTGTAAATACAAATTCGCCATCTGACAATAATGCTGGGATTGAATCTGAAGTTCCTGTTCCAGGTCCTTCTACTAATTCATCTTCTGTAAATTCTGTTGCAACCATCTTTGGTAAAATGGCTTCTAATTCTGGATACATTTCTATAGCAGCATCCACGACTACTTCTTCTTCTTCACTTAACATTGAAGTATCTAAAACACTTTCTGCATCTTCCATAGCTAAATCATCTGCAGCAATCTCATCTTCAATTAATGGTTCTTCCATTCCTACTGGAGCCATTAAAGGTTCTTCAACAATTTCATCTTCTACTAAATCACCTTCTTGAAAAGCTCTATAAGCTTTTCGTCTATCATACTTTTCTTCAAGAGCTGCTGTTCCACCTAAAGCTCTTTTTCCTCTAGATAAAGGTTCTTCTTCAGCAATTTGAAAGTTATCCATGTAACCACCAAGAGCTGCTTTTTTCTTTCTCCCATACTGTAGATTATCAAGTTTTTTCCACTCTATTTCTTTATCTTTTTTTTCTAATTCTTTAATTCTCTTTTTTTCTTTTTCAGAAAGTTTACCATAAGTATCTGAATTTTCTTTTTTTATATTTAATCTAATTAATTCTTTTCTATCTTTTTTATTTAACCAAGCTATATCACCAGGTTCTATTTCATGTTGTTCTAATTCAGGAATATCATCTGGCATTAAAGGTTTAACACCATTACCTTTTGAAAATCTTGTTCTTTGTTTTGAAAGTAATCGAGAAGGCATTCCTTTTCTAGCAGATTCAGGAGAATCTACATCATAAGGTGTAATACCTGTATCTTTTTCTTCCTCGTTTTTGAGATAAGGTGGCTTAGACATTAGTCCACCTGTAGCCATGTTAATGGGTTTTGACATATTTCTATCCTATTATGTTATTATAACAATTAATTGTTAATTAGTCAACACTATCTTTAACTATTTCTTTAACCTGCTGGGGTAGGTTCTGTAGTCTGTCCAGCAAATTCCACTTCCCCTGGCATTGATACATTACCTGGTCCGATTGGGCTTTCGCCAACTCCAGAGTTGTTTGGTGCTGTACCTTCTTGAGGTACTCCTCCATTACCTTCCATTGGTCCGAGTTGACCAGGTGCAGGAGCTTGTGAGCCATTTGGTTTGTTAGCATTCTGATATCCTATAATTTTAGCATAAATTTCTGCTTCATCTTTAGAGTTAATTATTTCATCAGGGTCTAAATCTAAAGAGTATGCTAACTCTTTAATGATTTCCGAGATTCTAACAAATGGAGCAATCGCAGGATTTTGAATAGTTTGTAAGAACATTGTCAGTCTTTGAGAACGAACTTCTTTTCTCATCAAACTAGAACTTCCTGTCGCTTTAATTTCCAAATCTCCTACAATTGGTAACTCACCTTCATAGAATTGCATATTCCATTGGAACATGGATTCTCCTAAAGGCTTAATTAGTTGGTCGTCAATATTTTTTATAACTGTTTTAATATTTAAAGATGCAGCACCCATAAGCATTGACATACCTGAGGCTGTTCTTGTCATACTTTGAACTCCTGTTTGTCCATGTGAGTATGATGGTATTCCTGTTGATTCATCTGCAAGTTGTCTGAACTTATCAAACATCTGCATATTTTCTACAGCAGTATTTGGAAATTTAATTCCATAGATTGCTTGACCAGGAACTCCTGCTTGTCTTTTAAAAATCTTACCAGGAAATACTTCCATGTTTTGATTATTAACTAAAGCAGATTCATCTATATCAAAAACTAAATTTCCAGCTAAAGCTAAATTATCAATTGCCATTCTTGCATGACCATTCATAATTTGTTGAGCATCATCCATATTTTCTGGAACACCTATTCCAAAAAAGTTATAAGGATTTTTTTCATAAGGAAAAGCTTGATAAGGAAGTCTAAAAGGTTTAAATGGATTTTCAACAATTCTAATTATTTTATTTTTACACATCCAAACATTAACTTGAACTTCTGTTGTATCTGCAATATCAGGGTCTATTGTTAGACCTTGTTCTTTTGCAGTCATAGCATCAATGGTTCCCCAATATTCTAAAATTTCATATCTGTTTTTTTCTATATCTCCAGTTGAACTTCCTTCTAAATCTATATTTGTTTCCCAATTTAATTTTTGATAAGCAGGACCTTCAGCTAAACATTCTTCAATTTTTTCTTTACTAAAATAAGGTCTATTGATTAAATCTAAAAATTGATGTCGGTTAACTCTGTGTCTTTGAATAACAAATTCACACTCATCCATATTTCTAGCATTAGGGTCTGGGTAGAAATCCCAAATACTAACAAATTCTACTTTTGGAACTTTAATAAAATCAGGAGTATATTCTCTAGCAGCACCATTTCCTGTTCCTGTATATTTATGTATAGTTTTATTATAAGTAAATGGACCTTTTAGAATTCCTGTTCCTAATAAACAAGATTCAAAGATAGCATTACGTAAAGTAATATTACCATTTGATTCTTCTAATTGGTCGTGAATAAGTTTTTCTAATCTTCGTGCAGCAATTTGTGCAGGTTTAATTTGAGGGAATTCTGGAAGATGTCCAGGTCCTTCTGATAATTCAGCTTTTTCTAATTCAGGTTCTAATCCACCTAAGAAACTTTCATTTAAAGAATCAAAGGTAGCACCCTTTGCTAAAGGTTTACCATCACCAGGAAATCCTAAATTAGAAGTAGGACTCATAGGTTGACCAGGAGTATATTCTAAATTTCCTTCAACAGTTGGAGTCGGTTGCATATTCTCATCCCCCATTTGTTCTTTAAGAGGATTCATATGTGCGTATTCAGCAATACCTTCTGGAACTTCTGTTTCTTGAATGACTAATGGAAATTTACCCATTCCAAATAGTACATCTATAATTTGTCCATAAGCTGCTAAAACTTTAGTCTTAGTAACTTTAACAAAGACTCTAGATTTTTCATGTTGAGTAAAATGAATATCTTTATAATATCTTCCACGATAATTATGATAAGATTGTAACCATCTATTCTCATCATCATTTCTAGTATCTTTACAAGCTTGAAATTTTTTATTAATTAAACCAACAAGAGCATCATATTTATCGTCTTCAACTGTTTCAGTTTGCATAAGTTGATTCTCTCTATCAGCAGCAGGTAGTAAAGCCATATAATTTAAACCTTCCAATATTGATATATATTAACAATAATACACTTATTAATGTCGTTTGTCAACAATCTTTTTAATTTCTATAATAAGACTTGTAGGTATTAAAGTTGTATTTCCAATCTCTTCAATAGTGCCTTCTTCCTTTTCTGATAGGGCATAATCACCAAAAATCCTTGTTAAACCTTTACTTTGTGAAAGAAGATGTCCTTTAGTTACACATGGAGGAAGCTTTGCTTTCTGACAAGATAATATACTTTGCCAACTTGAATCTGAAATAACATCATACCAATGGACTTCAACAAGAGGATACTTGTCAATTTCTTTCTTAGCTTTTGTATTTATTTTAATCTTCCTGCGGTTCACTAAAATGCTTCCTATCTTTCATTACTTT